GCTTTCACCATCGGCAAGCCTGGCGCAAATCAGGTCCGCTGTCTTTTGGTCAAAGGACGAAGGCCTGCCTGGCTTATTCGTCGTCTTTGACGATTTTTTTCCATCTGTCTGGGGTTTGTGCTCTTCGCTCATAGTTGCAAATTTTCTGTACTGCGCTCCGGGTTAAATTAAATTGCTTTGCTAGTTTCCTGTATCCGATCCCAAGGTCTTCATGCAAATCACGGATCTGATCAATTATTTCGTCGGGGATGCGGGCATTGTGATGAGAGATTCCTATCCGGTAACCTTGCTCATTTACGGCGACTATCATGATCCGTTTCCTCCGCATTACTTCCTTTTAAACACCGCGTGCCAGGGCATTTTCTTTTTCTTTACGCCTTCGCTTGCCATGCGTTTAGCGTCGGCCTGCGATATACCGTGAGCTTTGGCAATCTTTGAATTATGTGCCGCGGCTTCAAAAAGCCTGTGCTGTTTTTCGGTGTATGGCATTTGGCCCCCTCATGAAATTATGATGATTTTGAATCATCATTGACTTTTATGCAACGACCTTTGTTCATTTCCTTTTCAACATCTTTTGGCCATGGCAGATCGCCCGTGATTTGCAAAGCCCACTCGACATCTTCCCAGCGGTTGTATCTGCCCTCTTTGGCGTTATCCAAAATTGTTTTGGCTTTGGCCATGTGTTTGCAGTAATCGCCAAGCTCACACAATCCGATGCACGGTGGGCACTGTTTCATTTGCGCTGCCTTGCAAATACTTTGGCCATGACTTCTTTCAATTCTTCAACGCCCTTTTTCCCTCGCGGCTTCAATCTTGCGTCTAACAGCTCTCTCCGCTTTTGCAATGGATAACGCAACAATTGCCTTGCTTCGCATTCGAGCCGCCATTCTGGACAGTAGTTGCAAACCCTTTTTCCATCGACCAGGTTGACCGATTCTTCTCTGTGACATCCGTGACACCTTGCCATTTCAATGAGTCTGCTGTTGTGAGGTTATGTGTTTGATCCAGCCGTCAACAATCTCGATTGCCTCACGCATCACGATTTGTTTGAACGCCTCTTCAACTCGAGCCTCGCTGTTGTCGTCATTCCATCCAAGCGCAAACGTGCATACACCGTACCCTTCAGGGTGGCAATAAAAGCGCAGCTCTGGCGCGCCTTCATCGTTTTGTTTTTTAAGCACGACGATTTGCCCGTATCGTTTAACGTCAAACACTTTTGCAAAAGTTAAATTCATTTTTTGATCCTCTTCTACTGCGTTAGCCACGATTCTTTTTTTCCATCCTGTCATCGCAGCCCTTTCCAAAATAAAAATGCAATCGCCACAAGCGTGATGATTACCCCAAGAAACATGATGCCAGACAGCATCAAAATACTGATCAAAGCTTCACCCATAATTTGCCTCATGTGAAAGATGATTTATTTCAACAAACAGTTCTGGCCAATTGCGTGACCTATGAAACAAATCTTGGTTTTGTATTTCGTAAGTGTCGGTCTTCATCTCGAATGTGGTTCCGTCTGCCCGCGTGCGTACCGTTCCCTTGGTGTAGAGCTGGGCCCGATCCAGGAATGCAAGCTTCGGAAGCCATCCGCATACCGTGAGTTTGTTGTTGACTTTGTTCAAGCTCATAAAGACGTAGCCATCCACATTGAATTTTGTTTGTGACTTCACAAGGTTGTTCACAAAATCAATTCGAGGTGCAACGCTGCGACCCATGGTTTTGACATCAAACTTCAATCCAAAAATATCAAAGTCAACTCCACCATCAAAGCCACCACCAGGCTGCATCAATGGTTTTCCAATCGCAAGGTTCATCATGTTTTGACCAATGATCCCAATGAGCTGCTGTTCTTTGCTTCCGTCGCTACCGTCACCGCGGTTGCCCATGTTCCCTCGTTTGCAGCAATCAATGCTTGCATCGACGACGTAGTCGGGCACGTCAATGTTGAAAGCCATTGCCATCCCCTACGCCTTCGCATTTGATTTCAGGTTTGAAGTTTGGCCAGCCTGGTCTAAAGCGTGGCACGGTTTCTTTGTTCTGTTCCCAGATCCTTCGCATTTCGCAGTAGTGCTGCTCCTGTTTGATTTCGTCTTCCATGTCCATGTGGCCAACAATTGCCATACACAAAATCACCAAGCTAAACGCCAATAACATTTTCCAAGTCTCAATCATTTCATTGCCTCCTTTGCCGCGCACATGCCGCTTAAAAAAATTGCAGCAAGCGCTTGTTGAAAAGTGCAGCCTCCATTTGTCATGGTTGTAAAAATATCAATTGCTTCGCGCTCAATAAATTCGCGTTGATCTTTACTTCCAAGATTTGCTTTGCACATGTTGCGAGGATTTGAGCGAGCCAAAGTTGGTTTAATCATTTTTATTTTCCTTTATTGTTTTTGTTTGCGATGGCTTTCCCAGTTGAACACGATGACTTTGCCACCGTCTTCACGAAGCCTGTCTGCAATACGTTCACCAAGATAGCCTGCAACTTCTTTGGCATCGAGGTTTGACAACAAGATCACCGGCTTCCGTTTTTCGTATCGATCGTTTAACACGTCAAACAAAACCTGCTTTTCAAATTCACTTCCAAATTGCACGCCGACTTCGTCGAGTATTAGCAGGTCAGGATATGCAAGCGCTGCTATTGCCTGGCTTTCAGTTTCCTGGCTGTCTTTGGTCCATGTGTCTTTGACTCGACGAATTGCGCGCTGCACTGTGGTGAACAATGCCGAGCGGTTTTCCGCGCCCATGATTCGCAATGCAATACCAACAGCCAGGTGTGTTTTTCCTGTCCCTGGTTTGCCAATGAACAAAGCGCTTCGCCCTGTCTTCATCACGTCGTTGAATGTCAGTGCGTAATCGCGTGCAAACGACAAAGCTTTTTCCTGCTCTGGCGTTGCTGCGTTGTAGTTGTCGAGCGTGCGATCGCGAAAGCGTTCAGGAATTGCAGCAGCTCCAAGCTTTGCTTCCCATCGCTGGCGCTTTTGTTTTCGCATTTCGAGTTCGACTTGCTGGCGCTCAAGCTCTGCGCGCTCTTCGCCGCACTTCAAACACTTTGACCATATCGTGCCAAAGTAATTTCGCGATTCGTATGGTCCGTGCTTTTCGCACACGTCCTCTCGAGTTGGCAGATCCATTTTCAAAACTCCTTCAATCGTTTTCATATCTCGCGTGACTCCCCGTAGTCTTTGTCGTTGAATGTCTGGGCCGGTTGCCTCCGCCCATCTTTTGCTACCCATTCCGCTTTGAATGATCTCCAGCCTCTTGTGCTGGATTCAGTCAATGCAGCTTCCAATGTCCACCCTGCTTTGTCGGCCTCTTTGATGATGGCTTTCAATGCTGTTTCCGTGAGTGGCGCTTTCAGCGCTTTGCGCTGTTTCAAGAAGTCATTCCAAACCTGATCACTGACACCGGCTGGCTTGGCCAGCGCTGGTTGTTTCTTTTCTGGTTCTTGGTTATTGGTTATTGGTTCTTGTTTCTTGTTTGGTTGAACGGTCGTTGAACCGGCGTTTGCCCTGCGTTCGGCAGAGGCGCGGCCCGCTCTGGATGCTGACTCAAGCTTGCTGTGGTACTTGGCAATCTCTTCGTCGGCCCGGCCATTGATCCAACCCTGGCCATCGACCAGCTCGAAAAATTCCTCGAGCACAGCCTGGACCTCTTGCACATAGTCACGCATGTTGATCAAACGTGCAACGGTCGTTGAGCTTTCGTTCAACGGTTGTTCATGCAGGTAGTACAGGTCGAGCAGCCGGCGATAGGCCAGATCCTCAATCGCGGTCAGGTGCCTGGTGTGGCTGGCGTAGTCGCCAATGTTGAATGAGTAGTAGTGCATCAGAAGCCCCCTTTTTGCTTGAGCTTCTTGACCAGCTCACGCATGCGTTTGTTGTAGGCTGCCGCGTGCTTTGACGAGCAGTCCACACAATTGCCGTTGCTGGTGTAGCGCAGGGTGTTGCCACACACCCTGCATTCGGGGCCGTAATACTTTGGCTGGCCTTTGAGTGCGGCTTCTCGCCGTTGATCGTTCACGATGTACCTCCTTCAGGTTGATGAGGTACTAATCCTATCACACTGCGAGTGTATTCGGTCAAGCGTTTTTTTTGGCCGTCAGAACGGGATGTCGTCGTCCATGTCGTCAAACCCTGATCCCTTGGGTTGTGGCTGATACCCGTCAGCCTTGGCCTGGTTATGGGCATCAGGCTTGCCCTCCGGCTTTCCCGCGGCACCACGATCCTTTGGCTCAAACAGCGACAGCAAGATCGATTCGCTCTGCGCGTTTTTGCCGGACAGGTCTGGCACGCCCGCGGGGTTGAACCACTTGGCCAGCATGATGTACTGGCTGCCGTCGTCGTTGGACATCACCGCGCCCACGTTTTGCCATCGTCCTTTTTTTGCACCGGTGCTGTCGGTGTACTCCCCTGTCTTGACTGCTATGTCGTACTTTTTGGTCGCCATGTTTTTTCTCCTTGGATGCGAACTCGAACAAAGCCTCCGATGGTATCGGCGGCCACTTTCACAACAACCGTACTGAAACGGCTGTCGTCAATTTTCAATGCGTCGGCCATGCCATCGAGGCCGGCCTTCATGCGTGCGGTCAGATTGTCCCTGTCGTGTGTGCGTTTGTTGGGCGGAAAGAATTCCATCTCGAGGACGAGCTTGCCCTCGGGCACCGGCCCAGGCTTGTGATCCAGGGTGGTGGCCCAGCATGCTTCACGATATTTTTTCTTGGCCTTGGCCAGTTGGGCCCAGTGCAGCCGGGCGTTGGGTGACAGCTCTTTCGGTGGCCAGCCAAGGACCAGCTCAATCATTGCGCTCGCGGCCAAAGATGATGTCGTGAGCGGTCATGTCGATGCCCTTTTCCCAGGCCAGCTCGAGGATCTTGCGCTGTGCCGAGGTGGGCACAACGCCTGATTTGCGCCAGCGAGAGACAGCCGCGGGGTCGCGGCCCAGTGTGCGCGCAAGCTTTCGCACGCCACCAAAAAGATTGATCGCCAGGTCTACGGGTGTGGTGTGTGTGTTGTTCATCCGTCAATGATGACACAGGATCAACAACCTGGAAAGCCTTTATTTTCAAGGTTTCACATGAAACATGTTGCGCGGAAACAACAAGAAATCACAAGGAACGTACGCCCACTAAAAAATACTTGTTGACACACCAAAAAGTGTGGAGCAAAATTCAACACATCAACAACGCAACCAGGAGAAACGACATGGACCAGCAAGAACAGCAACTGATCAACGAGATCAAGCAATTGCCAAATCACCAGGTTTTCTTTGGCACCGACAACGCATCTGTGCGCGTCGCAATCACCAAAGCAGCCGGCGTAAAGCAAACGTCAGTTTGGCTTGGTCGTCGCACCAGCGTTGAACGACTGCAAGACATTTTGAAAGATTCGTTTTTGGACAAGGTTGTCGTTCACATCGGCGACACCTGGAAAGTGATTGGCGTTGGCGCGCAACGCGATGGCAACACGTTTTGTTTGATGGCCAGCACACACCGCGGCCGCAAACAAAAGAACGGCTGGTGCCCAGTCCAAATCAACGACTGGGTCGATACCGCAGTTTTGAAAGCAGCAAAGTAATTTTTTAACCGAAGGAGAAAACATCATGGCAACCACAATCAACCTCACCCCTGCATCCGCTGACGAATTGGGCACCTTGCTCGCGCAAATTGCCACACTCACCAACCAAGCCAATGCGCTCAAAGACGCAATGAAAGACATCGCCAGCAACGCCGGCCCAACAGTGTTTGAAGGTGCGCTTTTCAAATGCACCTACTGCGAAGCAGACCGCTCGGTCACCGACTGGAAAAAGTTGGCCAAGGATCTTGGCATCTCGGCCGACAAAATTGCCGAGTACACCAGCACCACCGCAGTGTTCAGCATCAAAACCACTTCACGTTAATCAAGGAGATCACCATGGACAGCTACACAGCAACAGGATTGGCCGAGGGTTTTATCGAGGCAGAGTCAGAAGAGCAGGTCATCGAGGCGTGGCAAACGCTGATTGACACCGGCCTGGCCTGGCAGCTCCAGGGCTGGTTTGGCCGTCAGGCCCGCGCCCTGATTGATGAAGGCATCTGCCTGCCCGCCGAGGAAAGCAAGCTGCTCAAAGCAGCCAAAGCTTTGGGCAAGATCGAATTCATCGCGATCAAATAGTGTTGACACACAATCAACAATCTGGGATAGAATAACCACTGGCAACCACAAGGAGAAACAAATGGACATAAACATCCATCGCGTTACAAAGATCGAGCTGTCAAACATTCGCGAGTACCCCGATTACGAGACACGCGACATCATCATTCATTCAGAAGACGGCAACGTCACCATCACCCTGTATTCAGTCAGGGATGACGACGCTGAAGGCATCCTCAAGGTGCGGGCATGACCGTCTACATTGCCGAGATCGAGCACCGGGTGGCAGGCATTCCCTGCCTCATCGGTGTCATCGACTACACCAGCGTCAAAGGTTCGTATTCGTACGACGCGCCCAGCGACCTGGACTATCACGGCTACACAGAGTGCGACTGGGAAATCCTCGACCGACGTGGTCGCCCCGCACCGTGGCTCCAGCGCAAGGTGGATGCCAAGGAAGAGGATGCAATCAACGAGGCAATCAACCGAGAAATGGAGTCATACGATGAGTATTGAAACAATCAAAATAGAAAGCCAGGACCAATGGCTGCAAGAGCGAACAAAGGACGTGACATCGACCGAGGTGTCTGCCCTTTACGGCCTTTCGCCGTACCTGTCGGAGTTCGAGCTGTTCCATCAAAAGCGTGACGGGGTCGTCGTCAAGATCGAGCCAAACGAACGCATGCGCTGGGGCAATCGACTCGAAGCAGCAATCGCTCACGGCGCGGCCGAAGACCAGGGCTGGGAAATCGACAAGCTGAACGTGTACATGCGCGACAGCGCGGCTCGCATAGGCTCATCGTTTGACTTTGAGATCAAGTCAAAAAGCGATGGCCCAGGCATCCTGGAAATCAAAAACGTGGACTGGCTGCAATACAACCGCAATTGGATCGACGACGGCAACGGCAACATTGAAGCGCCCGAGCACATCGAGCTTCAGATCCAGCATCAAATGGAAGTCAGTGGCTACGCCTGGTGCGCGCTTGTGGCCCTTGTTGGCGGCAACGAGCAAAAGGTGGTCCTCCGAAATCGCGACCGCGAGATTGGCAAAGACATTCGCCAGCGCGTCGGTGACTTCTGGCAGCGCATTCAGAATAACACACCGCCCGCGGCCGACTACACCATGGACGCAGAGTTCATGATCAAGCAGCTACACAACAAGGCCATGGACGGTTTGATTGCTGAAGCCGATGCGGCGCTTGAAGACCTGATCAAGCAGTACGTTTTTGTGAACAAAGAAGCCAGCGATCTGGAAAAAATCAAGACGCAATACAAGGCCCAAATCCTTGAGCGCATTGGCCAGGCCAGCAAGGTCGTGACAAGTTTTGGCTCGCTCTCAACGGGAGAGGTCAAAGGCCGGTCCGGTACGCTGATCACAGCGGACATGGTCGGCACGGTTATCGGTGCCACCGAAGGGTATCGAGGTTTTCGTTTTTATCCAAAGAAGGAGAAGTAATCATGGCAACAGCACAACGCACATACATCGTGAGCAGCAAAGCGGGCGACCGCCTTGTGGTGGCCACGAATCAATCGCAGGCAATTCGACACGTCGTGTCCCAGGAATACAAAGCCCGGTCCGCTGACGGCATCGAGGTTGCCACACTAATGGAGCGCGGCATCAAGCTTGAGCGCGCCAGCAGCAGCCCAGAAACCAAAGACATGTTCGGAGAGGAGCAAGGCGCATGAGCAACGAAATCACCCCCATGGTCGCATTCCGCGGCACACTGGAAAAAATGAACAAGGATCTACACGACGCACTGCCGCCACAGATCCCTGTTGAGAAATTCATTCGCACCACACTGACCGCAGTACAAATGCAGCCAGACCTTTTGGCTGCTGATCGCAAAAGCTTGCTGGGTTCTACCATGCGTGCAGCCCAGGACGGTCTGTTGTGTGACGGGCGCGAAGCAGCGCTTGTGATTTTCAACAGCAAGGACAAAGGCAAAGTGGTCCAGTACATGCCCATGGTTGGCGGAATTTTGAAAAAGATCCGCA